GCTATCTCTTCCAGCTCCTTGAATCTGAAAGTTGAGCAAAGCATCTGCATTCGCAGTGAAATTGATTGTGGATTCCAACCTGTAATTTCCCGGAGGGAAATACAACGTGGTGTAATTCGTCCCCGTCGCCCAATCAGCCAAAAGAGTGTCAAGAGCAAGCTGGACTGCCGGAGCGTCATCATTTACCCCATCCCCTACTGCTCCATAGGTCTTCACGTTGTATCGATTTGTGCCCACATCTAGGTCTTGTGGTAACCAACTTACTCCGCTGTAAAGCAGCGTCTGTCCTACGACGGGAGGATCGGAGGACACTGGGCGCCCTTGCATCCCCACAACCGTTTGAAGAGCCTCTGTTCCAGACAGATCTCCTCCTGCAACAAAAATCCCAGCATTTTTTGCAATGTAATTTAGCGCCTGCTGAATGGCCCATCTACTATTATTGCGTAATGTAAAGTTTGACATAGCCAGTAGGCTCCTTCGTACTTGGTTGTGAGGAGAGCAAAAATTTGCATTCTTAAAGAGCTATCGCTCCAAATTGTTTCCAGGTCCCCGGGGTGCCTGCAGTGGTGCATACCCAACCAATGTAACCTCCAGGAGTTGGGGTTTCGTTCCAGACGATATCCCCTACTTTGTGCGTGCCGCCTGTCGGGGCTGTAGAATCTACCGCGTCTGCACGTCGATCCAGATAGGTCTTTGTGTCTACAAGTGCCATTTTTTACCCTGCCCTGTACACGTTGCGTCTCACAACGTTTTTGTTGTTCGCATTAAACAATGTGTTATCGACATAAAGCGTTATCCCGTCGTCTTCTTTTACTACAAATTGATTTTTTGAGCAAATGCAATTATTTATTGCATTGAGGGCAATGTCCCAAAATACTCCGTCAAGATCTGCTGCATATACGACGTTACCAACAACAGAAATAGAGTAGTTGGAAAAGATCCTTCTTGACTTTAAGAACGTGCCTCCATTTAAACGCACGGTGTTCCCTGTGATAAAAAGCCCTGCTGGAAAATCTGTTGTGAAGAAGTTGTGATTCACTTCGATTTTTCCAAAATCGTTTCCTAAAGCGGTCACCCTTGAGCCACCACCCACATGCATGAATGCTGGCCCCATGGAAAAGAACCCAGTAGGATTGTTACGATCGTAGTTGTCACCAGAAAAACTGTTGTCGACAAAAGTTAGACCCCCTTGAAAATTCATCCCCCCAGTGTTTTCAAACACTGAGTTTTCAATAGACATTATGCCAACGCCTGTGATGATATTGCCGGTGTCATACCAGTAGCAATTTTCAAATCTTATGAAGGCAACGTTTCCGGTGAGCTCGATCCCATAGACGTCTTGATTCACGTCGTTGTTGGAGAAGCCACAGTTGATAAACTGTGAATATGTAGGGCTGGTTATGGTAAAAGCTCTCTGACAATCCTTGAAAGTCATGTCGGTTACGGTGAGCCCTGCAATGTAAAGCACACCTATATTCAAAAATTGGAACAAATCTAGCGTGCTAGGAACACCTCGAATGATCGTGCTGTCTCGCCCTGCTCCTTTTATCTGAAATTTGATAAAAGCTGGTGACCCAACGGTAGCAGAAAACACAATTGTGCTTTCTAGGTTGTACACACCAGGAGGAAAATACAATGTGGAAAATACCGTGCCTGTTTCCCAGCCTGCCAAAAGTGCATCTATTGCAAGCTGAATAGCAGGCGCATCATCCGCAACACCGTCTCCCACAGCGCCATAATATTTGACATTGTAAATGTCATCATCAGCGGGCAAATCTGAAGGAGTCCAAGCTGCCCCGTCCCAAATGAGAGCTTGAGACGGGGTTGCAACAACAGGAGAAATTGGACGCCCTTGAATTCCAGTTACCACTTGATCAAGCTGGGTCCCTGTCAAATCTCCTCCAGCTACAAAGTTTCCGGAATTTTTCGCGATATAGTTAAGCGCCTGCTGTACATCTAATCTTGCATTACTTTTTATGACTGGAAGAGTACTCATGTTTTTTATGCCTCTCTTTTTTTATGTCTTGATTGTTGGAATTACCCCATAAACTCCATGAAAAAAGCGGCATCTCGAATGGATAAATTCGCTGGCAAATTTATCCCTGCTATTTCTACCTGTATTTGGTCTCCGAATGCTAACGTCTCCAAAAATGTGCAAGCAACAGAGCTTTCGTTTGCAGGAACCGCGCTGTTGTATTGCCTTATGGCACAACCAGTTAAAGCAGGCCCCCCAAGCTTTCTAAACTGAATATCGATCTCTTGCGCCACACTTGACAGAAAAGACATTGAAAAAGAAAGCTTCCACAGACCCGCCAAATTAGCCTGTATAGAGTAGGTGGGTCCCAATTGCGGAGCGGTGTTTAGGAAGGTTGACACACTATCAAAAATGTTGACTAAAGTATACACGGGCGCGCCAACAACTGCTAACACCGGTACTGCGCTTGGATGAGCCAAATAAATTTGGCCGTATCCCGATATTCTACATCCATCTAATTTGGCCTTGTCTGCTCCCGACATAAAACCAGGATTTCCGCCGCTAACTGCCAAAGCATGCAGCAAAGCTGGTCCCGTGGGTTGATTTCCGTGCGCGTGGACATGGTCTCCACGAGGAATTTCTTGCGATACACCTGCCGATGCAGCCAGCGCAATATCTTGAATAGTTCCGGCTACGGCTGTATTTACTGGATGCTGATGATCATCTCTGGAAGCATTCGTTCCAACCCCTGGAACCGCAGTATCGCCAGCGTCTATTTGCACCGGATTTGCACCAGATAGTGGCGTATTCGTGGCGCTGGGAGCTACCCCATCTAGCTTGGTTTTGTCAGCTTCATCCATGAAGCCATGAGCTCCACCGCCCACAACAAGAGCATGCAGGGCTCCCCCGCCCCGGTTGCCATGCTGCCCATCTGTTGCCAACACTCCCACCTGGACATCGTTGGCATTGATCTGAATGCTTCCGTCACCGTTGGCTACCACGTCGAGCTGATATTGCTCATTGAGCCCAGGGTTCACGATGGTTCGAATAAGTCCGTCTCCGGGGACTACCTTGTTGTCGAGGAAATCCGCAGTGGTATCAGCCCCGGTTACTTTCACCCAAACGTCAGCAGCCGCACCGGTGGCATCGATTCGAAGGGAGTCATCGCCTCCCGGATCTTGTTGTACAAGATTGATATTGGTGCCACCTACGAGTTTGGATAGTAGGTAGGCGCAAGAATTATCACTTTGGTCAACTTTGACTTTGCACGAATCCTCAGCTACCGCGGCCACCTCAGATGCAGTGTCTTCCTGCACTCTATTCAACGTTTGGCGTATTGAAAGATGTGAATTGTCTTTAGGCTGTCGAATCTTCATGATACCCTCTCACTTTGCAAGCAGATACACCACACCTATTGCTGCGCCTGCTCCTATAAGGAGTGGCCACACTATGGATTTGGTTTTATCTGTGTCTTCTTTTTGAGCTACAGCTTGATACTTCCCCCATCGATTCGGCGTCGATGTGGTTTGAATGGCAGGGCTGGCGTTTGCCAGAGTTTCGGCGGCGCTCCACATACAACCAGGATACGGGCGGCAAGGTTGAGGTAACCCCATTTGTTGCAGATTGTTGTCCACACACTGTGGGAAGGGCTCACAGGGTTGCATAGGGACCCCAGGGATGGAAGGGGTAGCCCCCGTTGCGAGGCTCAGGAGGGGCCAAGGTTGGGGCGCCCATGTTGGGGGTGCTGTATCATAGATTGCCTGCGCTTGGGCGCCCTGTGGGGCAGCTCCGGCCTTGGCGGCCGCGGTTTGACGCCGCCACTCGGGGGCCCAAGTGTTGTGGGCTACCTCACCCGGATGGGGGACCACAGCATACCTGGGGTCGTTCAACACGGGACCAGGACATAGCTCTTGGAAGTGCATCGCCCAGTATGCCCACGTGTGGTAGTTGCCCGCGTAGATGTCCCGGTCGAGCTCTGCTCGGGATTCTGGTGTGAGCCACCAATACCAGTTGCAAAAGCAAGCCCACCCCGGCCAGTTCCACGATTGGCTACACGGTTTCGAAGAGTACACCCCCGAATCGTGTTGTTTCATCATTTGAACCAGACGATCCGCAGCCTGGAAGATTTCTTCCTTGGAGGGAGGGATCCACCCCCACATACGAGCGGCTTCCCTGCTGGCGATGTTTTTTGCGATTGCTACTGATCCAGGCCCCCAAGTGTCCATACACTGCACGCGGGGTTGTTGCCGACCGTTGGAATACTGCGTGGTCGACATGTGCATAATTTTTTCGCATAGCCCGCGGCTGCCAAGCTGACGAACGCAATTTTCAAACCCTGCTTGCATCATGCCGTTCATATCACTTCCCCTTCTTCGATGTATACCGTAAAACCTCAATGACTGCGCCTGTTAGGCTTGCCGCGGCCATCAGCCAAAGTGCTGGATGCGACCCAGAAGAGTGTTGCGCTGCAGCGGATTGCTGTGCAAGCTGTTGCTCGTCTACGCCGTTTCCCGCCACTGTCCCATAATGCGCACGTCCACATTGAGCACAGCGTCCACAGTTTGGGCATATTGTGGTGTACATGTTTTACCTCTTAGAACCAGAAGCAAGAATGGCTACACCAACAAGGATCGCAGTTACAGCACCAGCACCCACCAAAAAGGGTACCAAATTGGATTTGTCTTCCTTTGGAATCCAGGGGAACTCTTGGGTGTACTGCGGATCACCATACACCTGCGGGGGGCAGCACCAACCTACTTGTTGGGGCGTTGGTGTTTCAGGGCACGGATCAGGTGGAGGTGGGTAGGGATACTCGGTAGGTTGCGTCCAAGGCCATGGGTTGCCCTGGGTGAGTTCGAACAACACCTCATCCCGTCCTACCCCATCCAGACGACTGTACCATCGAGCAAAACACGCAAGCTGCGACCAATCCATTGAGCATGGTTGCCCTGGCCCTGCTCTGAAGTAACCAGGCACAACCTGCCCTATCTTGAAGGCTTCAACGAGCATCCCAACATGTTCTCTGTCGGATGAGGTAAGCTCAAATACCCCAGCAGCACGTTTGATTTCGTGTTCGATTGTGGTGCGCACGTTAGCAAAAAACGTTTCCTGCTGTTGGTGTTCGTAGCATCGAACATCTGCCAGCGGGTCAGCTTGCGGAGTTTCCCCCGGTTGGGCACTGGGGACTTGCCCAGTGGGCGGCGGTGGTCGGCCTGGAAGACTGGGTTGCTGCTGGAAGCCATTTGATGGAAGCATTGGAGTCATCGGAGTTGCAGGATGCGAGGGAAGTATTGGGGTCAACGGGGTCAACGGGGTCAACGGGGTCAACGGGGTCAAACTGGGCATGGGTTGCCCCGATCGAGAACCTCTGGACCCGCCGTTGGTAGTGCTGTAACCACTAACGTTGAGGAAGGTTGGTGCTGTAGGTGTTGATCCCAAGGGATTGAGTGGCGTGCGCCCCAGAAGCCCGCTGTATCGATGAGGTTTTTTGCGCCGCATGCTTTGTGCTCCTCAAAGGAGTATACCAAGCTTTTGCGCACAAATCACTCAGCGATCGTGTTCGTGTAGCCAAACACCAGCGACGTATGAAAGGATCGATCCGGCAAACGCGATCATGATCACAGTCCCCAATCGAAATCCGATTGGATCGTCTGCGCCGAGCTTTGCGTCCGAGTAGACCCCATGCGCTAACCCCACCCAAAACCCAGTGCACAAGGGGCACGTGAGCAACGACGGGCGATGCTCACCTTCTTGCACACCACGCGATCCGATTGGTGGCGGAAACAGATTTCGGAAAGGTGTTGCAATATGGCTTCCGGTGATGGTTACGGTGAGCCCAACACAGCTGAGCAAAAGAAGCCACAGCTCCATTGTTGGAGTCACTTTGGGTCACCAAACCCCAAGTATCGCAAGTCTTTCAGCATGAGCAGGGTTTGCTCTTTGGTGAGTGCTATTTCTTTCCCATCGTCATCAATGATGGAGACACTTTCGTCGGTATGCACCCGCACACGCGGGCATCCTCCCTTGTTTGAACAGCACAAACTCAACTCGCATTTGATAACTTTCCCAGCCATTTTTACCTCCAAGACGTTAGCCTACCACAACCTATACACCACGCGTTAGCAGCACGCTTGCGCATTGCCCACGCAGCTTGAATTTTGTCACATCAGCCAAAATTCCAACTCTGGATCCAGAGTGGAGTAGTGCACACGTTGCCAACCCGGGAGTTTGAGAGATGTACACGGGCGACCCCTCCGCGGGAGGGGTACTCTCTTCAAATCGCATACACGAAAGTCCTGTATGCTGGCACAACGCGGTTAGACCGGGGGGGCACTCTTCGGTCAAAACCCCACACCAATTCACATCATTGCAGAGTGCAGGTTCGCATCGACGAGGGCCCCCAGCAACGAGCTTGACTATCGATCCCGATGGGATCACCAGATTGGTAGAATTCGTTACCCGAATCACCTCTAGCGTGGTCTCGAGGCGTCGCATGAAGCCTTGCCAGGCTTTCTTTAGGGCGTGATCTGAGGTATTTATTCGGACAGCGCGAAACATTCAGATAGGGTAACCTATCTGCGGGGTTTTTTCGATTTTCTTGTCGTTTTGCGCGGCTTGCGGCGTTTCCTGGTGGGTTTGCCCAGTTTCTGGTAGGCCAACGCGCCCACACCTACAGCCCCCGCACCAAGAAGAGCCCAAGCCCACATGGGCCAACCTTCTTCTTTCGTTTCTCGAACCCCAACTGGGGTGACACCGGGCACTCCCCCGGGAACTGTTCCGGGAACTGTTCCGGGCAGCATGCACACATTGCCCGCAAGCGTCAATCCAGGGGGACATCGCCCCCCAACGGCAGGAATACCAGACGGAGTGACGCACCCCACTCCTGGCACCCATTGTGATCCTGTGGGCGCATCTACTGGGCACTGCCCGGATATTGGCCCCGTGCCCCCACCTCCCGGCGTACCTCCACCGGGAACGGTGGTGCCAGGCACGCACAAGCCTTGAATCGTGGGATGTGGGACTGTTCCCGGTGGGCACTGCCCCCCAGTAACAGGAAGACTGCCTCGAACGTAGGGAATCGTCCACTGGCCGGCCGCATCTCGGAAGTACAGCTGATTGTAGACCGCGGGGCTCCAAAATTCCTCCCCAGGCCCAAACCAATCGAGCGGAAGCTTGATTTTGATGCCTGGCTTCCAGCCCTTGAGAACACAAACGTTTTGGTTGTTTCGCCAACACCCCATAGGCCAATCGAAGTTGGCCGCACGGATTTGACCATGATCGCTTGAATCGCGACCAAATTTCACTGCAACCGCGCCCGGGTACTCGTCCCCGACGATATAGCGCACATCTTCTCGAGGCGTCACGCTGCCACAATCGCACTTATCCCCTGCAGCCCCAACATGGCCTCCCCATCCGGGGGGCTGGGGCGTCACAGCACACGACCCCCCGCATCGGCACTGACACGCGTTGTCTGAGCACTCCCCGATTTGTCCATTTTCTGGAAATGGATCATAGCCTCCTAAGGAGTGCAGCCCATTGGGCCCTCGAAGGACAGGTTGTTGCGGTCCCCATGCTGTGGGATCATGCAGCCCATTGGGCCCTCGAAGGACAGGTTGTTGCGAATACCCAATAGTACTCGGGACATAATCCGGATCCTGCGCTCTCCAGGGGCCCGGAACGTAATCCGGATCCTGCGCTCTCCAGGGGCCCGGAACGTAATCCGGATCCTGCGCTCTCCATGGACCACCAATAGAGGGCTGAACCCGGCGTGTGATTGGGATAAACACGCCCATTCCGACCCGAAAGTCTTTCGGGTGCCACGTCTTCCATCCGGTGCGATCATCCTGGACCACCCTCAAGTGCGGGTTGACCGCAAATAGGTCCTCAAGATCAATACCATACTTTTCCGCGATCATTCGCGGTGTTTCATTTCCAACGATGTGCGTGTGCATCATTTCACCTCTTCTTGTCGGTGGTCCGGCAATCGAGCCAGAGGATACCACCTCGATATTTTGCCACACCTTGCTCCCTTGGGGTGGGTCATTCCACGCCAAGGGAATTTTCAGGCGCTTTCCCGGACCCCATTGTTTCCAGGTGCACACTGATACGTCTTTTGACTGCGTTTCGAAATTATCCTCGAGATTTGCCCCGCGCAGCTTGATCCAGCTCTTTGCAGGCTCACCAAACTTGCGAGCGACCCCCCAAGGAGTGTCATCAGCACCAACCACGTACACGTATTGAGATTTGGCCTCCACAGGAAGCCCCGGGTTGCAAGGCTCTGGGTTGGGGTAGTACGGCACTACATGCAACCAGATGTCGCCAGACTTAGGTTCGGGCCAATCACCAGGAATTCGAATAAATCCTTCGAAATTTCGAAATCGACACCGACCCCCATCCAGATAAAAGCCCCCCACGTGGTCCGCGTTGGCTGAAATGAGCTCTTGCAGCTTGGAATCTTCGAATTCGTCGAAGAACCACGACATAAACGCCAACTCATCCCGGTTAGGCAGACCATCACGGGCTACGTATCGGGTAACCTGTACCCAATACGGTTGCACTTTATCGGATAGAGGCCCAGGGCAAGCTTGGTTGTAGGTCATTTCTTCATTTTGGCCGCAGCAAACAGCCCAACAAGCACCAAAGCACCGGCGCCCAGTGCCACATACAGGCCGGTATTGTCAGGTTTTGCTTCCTCGACGCCCGTCGGCACCACTCCCGGAGTGGGCGTGGTTCCTGGGGGGAGTTGGGTAGGCCCCACGACAGCGGGGGGCAGCGTGTACGAAACACACTGCCCGGTGGCCGGGTCCAGGTATTGTCCGGGAGGGCATTGATACCGAATGCACCGACCGGTGGCAGTATCCCAAAATTCACCTTCCCGGCAAACACCCTGTTGCGGTACCGGTGCCTCACAGGCGCCGGTGGTGGGGTTGTACTCCATGGGAGGCAGGCAGGCGCCGGTAGGAGGTACGGGCCCGGCGCTGCATGCCTCCAAGTCTCGATAGGTCCCATCGGGTTGTTTGCAGAGATATGCCGCAAACTTGGCGGGGCCTTGCCCAACGAAGCACTCTTTGTGATCCATCATTTGGGCAAGACGCGCTCTTGCTGCGGCTTCATCTTGCACGAAGCACGCGTGCACCCTGGTATCCGTGAACAAATCCGGGTCTATGGTTTCCCAAGCGATTGCTTCCCAGGGCACATTTGACACGTTGCCGCTCGTCCAGTCGGTCTCAAAGAAATTAGGCGTGTGGTTCTTTGCGGACCACGTCATGGGCCGCATTACGTTCGGCATGTTCATCGAGTTGACGAAGAAAGACCACACCTGCGGAAGCATTTGGGGAGGTACAGCACCGTTGATCACGTGCCATGGAAACGACTGCCAGGGCACCGCATCCCACGGGATACTGCGAAAGACCGTTGTGTTTGCCTGTGGAACCTGTGCTTGGCGAAGCAAATCCGATGCGGACCGGTAAGCGTTGGCAAGCGTCCCAAAATCCCATTGGGTCAAATCCGTTGGCCATGATGTTTGCGTGGGGGGAGGATTGGGCATCCTCGACAGGTACGGCAGCCACCCCACGATCACGTTGCCCACGTTTTGGGGAGAGTAAGGCACCCCATTGGGTCCATTAGGCATTTGCCAACCGGGAAGCTGGCTCTGAATCTGGGTTTGCAACCCAGGCGCCATGGCTCCCAGGGTAGCACCCAGCACACCAGCCAGCTGGTCGTAAGCAGGTTCGCCAAGCTGCCCCCATTTGGCAGGTACGAAGAGATGCTCTCCCGGGGATAGGTTCTCAAACGTGGCGTAGCGGGCTTTAGGATGGTCTACAATGGGCTTATGATGCTGGTTAGCACCTACAAGTCCAGGCCATAGGTCGTCGCGTCCTGTGAGCTTGTGAGAGATAAGCTCGGGGGTATCTCCAGGCTGCACCACGTATGTGTAGCGCTGCACACCCCCACTTGGGCATGGATGGATGTAGGTTTTCATGTTACCTCCGTTTTTTGCCAAATGCCCACCACGCCAAACCAGCCACCGCAAGCCCTCCGACGACCCATGCCGCGGTGGAGTAATCTGTTTTCTCAGCCAATCCCGTGGAGGTCAGAGCCAACCCAGAAGCACCACAAGCTTGGTCCTCAGGAAGCCACACCTCACCCGGGGGGCAATCTTTCGGCATACCCGTGGGGGATACAATCACCCACCCATACTGAGCGCACTCCTGAGGAACAGGCGCGTTGACAAATATCGAATCAAACGCTTGGACACCAAACGTAGCAGAATCGAATTCTTTATCGTTCTGCCGCAATGCTTCTTCTCGAACAGCCCACTGCAGGAGCATCGAATTATCGAGCAAATACTTCAAGCTTGGACTGTCCAAAGGCATCATAGCAACAACTGCACCATCGTTGGTGGGGTCAGTGCCACTAATACCTGGTTGCAGCATAGCCAATGCCCAAGCATCCATGCACTTCCAGTTACCATCTGTAGCAACCGCCAAACGGCCAGCATAAATTCGATGCATAGCTTCTTGCGCCAAGGCTATCAAAGACTTGGCTTTGGCAATGACTCGCCCCATGCCTAGTTTGCTTTGCCCGGTAGCAATCTTAGGCACCTTGGCAAAATAGATCAAGCACTCCGCTTCTGGGCGTGACAAATCGACATAGAGGCTTTGCAGCATTTGCCGATATACTGGATCATTTTCTGTTACCTCGATCCCCAAGTCCTCTACGATGACATAGGAATCAAGTACCTGTAGTTCACTAGCCACCTTTACACCTCCTGCATTCTGGCAACCTATGCATCATCTAGGCTCCGGATTGCAAACATCCAAAAGCATTTCTGCACCGATCCGCCAGTAGCGCGATTCTGGATATTGCAGCACAAATCTGTCTTCTGGTCTGAGCGCTGACGTGTTCCCTGGATCGGGGGGATTGGGGCGTGTTTCCGGATCCGTCTGCCAAACTGATGCGAAGAAAATCACATCGGCGGGCCCAACCACCTCAAGATTGAGATCGTTGGGCAAAACACCGTTGGCGTACGGATACCGCATATCACGCATATTTCCAAGCCCACCAATATCCTCACCAGGGGGAATTCCGCCATTTAGCGGGATGTATGGGGTCACCTGACGGGTGAGAATGCCAGAAAGCTGACCTTCTTGCAAAGCAGTGTAAGGCGGAAATGCGACAACATCCGACGGTTGTCGAATGTATGTACCACGCTTTACAGCAAGCTTTCGAAGGTGCCAACTAACATTTCCGTCTATAAACCGCCAAGTTGGGCTGATCACCTCTTGTTCGACGGGAATCACAGCTCCGCCTTGTTCGGTCGGTAATTCGGTTCCGATCGTCAGCAGTTGACGCACCCACCGAACAACACAGCGGACATACGGCCCCAAGCGCAAGCCGCAAAGGCGCACCAGGTAGCGCAGTTCGCTCGATGTGGTGGGTGCTACGGGCAGCACAAGACCAGAAGCGCTCAAATCCCCCGGCCAAGGTGACCCGCCCACAAATTGCAGCGTCGGGTCATACTGCACTGTGGATTTGACTACGCGTTGGTACCTTGCACATTCCGCCATTTGGGCCTCACTTTGCTTGGAATTGTGGATACAGGCCCATTTCCTTCAAAGCGCAAACGGCTTCCTGGTACCCCACCTGTCGAAGATTGCACCCGCTTAGTTCCAATCCCGTCATCGTCATTTGTAGAACATAGGGGATTTCATCTTCTGCCAGGTTACGATCCAGAATCGCATCCACGAAAAGATTTTGGTCTTGATCAATCACCCACGCGTTGTTGAGCAGATCACGATCGTTGCCGCGAGTTGTCGCGATGTTTTCGAGCGCGATATAGCCTTCCGTCAGCTGGAATCGATCCGGGCCCTCGATTCTAAGGCTCACATTGATCCAAGGAGTTTCGTTTCGGTACGCGTCGATGATTGGCTTGAAAAGTGATCCGTTGTTGGCCTGAGGTGCGCGGATGTTGTAGACAAATTGTTGAATCCAGACCGGTTGGTAAAACCGCTCTTGGAATGCAGTCGTGACGATTGACCCCACAGTCCCGGCATCATCCCAATTGATATTGAGTTGATACGAACGCGGGGCCATTGGTTGGCCCTTTGCCATCATGAGGGCAAGGCGCGGATTGAGTAGGGCGATGGTACGAAGATTGTCTGCGAGATTTGCCCAGCCGCCGATCATTTTGTATCCTCCGTGCGGTAGGTCTCCCCTGCGAAAGATGGGGACCGCACGGGGAAACCTGGGTTCTAGTTAGCGGTCATTCTCGGATGAGTCAGTGCAAGACGAACTGAGATCAGCGGTTTCCTTGGTCTTTGGGGCCCATCACGCCAACAGGAACGCACATGGTGCCGCCGTGCGGTGATTGCACCAATCGTCCTTGTTGTGTCATGAGCTTTGCAGTATCACCGGAGATCGCGCGATACATCTCTTCGCAAACACTCTCGCGCGCCTCGAATCCCTTGAAGCCAATTCCAAGGCGGAAGGGCCCCGCGGGGATTCTGGTCATGCCACCATAACCACCGTCAGCAACTGCGACGATATCGTCAGGCTCATTGATCGGGAAGTTTGCGGAAGCTATACCAGGAACAGGATTCAGGCACTGATCGATTGACATCTCTTCCAGCATGCGCTGCAAGTAGTATTCATCGCCGGCTGCGCGATAGAGCACCACCTTCAGTTTGGGTTGTGGGATCGAGGGGAAGGGGATGGGGCAGGGCAACCGGTACCATTGCTCAACCGCGGGGTACGCTTGCGGGCGGCCGTAAGCGGTGTTGTCGGCCACGTATCTCTGAGGTGTGATTTCGCCATCGGCGCCCTGCGCGCTGTTGATCGGTACGAAGAATCCAGGATCAACACCACCGGGGAATCCAGCAGCATTTGCAAGCAGATAGTCGTTTACATCGCGTGTTCGGCGAATATGAGACGCTTTGCTATCGCCAAAGCCGCTCCAATCAACCTGCGAGCAGCAGTTGCCCAGATCGGCCAAAGATTCGTCAAGCAGCACCTCATAAGTGTTGTTGTAGCAGTACATCTTGAGGCGATAAGCATGCAGAAATGCCCACATCGCTCGCCATACAGGACCGCCCCACTCAATCTGTGACGGGCACACAATCAAGCCTTCGGGGGGTTCCTGCGCGTTGAACAACCCACCAAGAAGGCCAGGAGTGTTGCGCAGGCTCATCGGAGATGCTGGCAATTGATTGAATTGTCCCGCACCAGCGCCAAACAGGTTTTGAGGGCCAAATTGGTTACCTTCGATCACCAGCGAGTGTGGATCGGCGTACGCGTACACACAAATGCCCAGCATCACAAAAGGAATGTCGAATGTGATCGTGGGATCCGACAGCGCTTTGGAATACGCCATCGTATTTCGAGCGCTGGCTTGTGCCGTCTGCTCACGAATGGAAAACAGGTTGATCTCAGGCGCCGACAAAAAGTCGATGTCGTCTTGCACCAAGGGTGCGTGGAAGTTACGCACGCTGAACTCGACAGTGGGCACGCAATGCGTATCCGCGTCGAGGCACATTTGCAAATCATTCATCGTTCGGCAGGGAATATTCAGTTTGTTTTGCGCTGGCATCATTCAATCTCCTGTAATTTTGCTAGATACGTTGAAAGCCGCCGAATTTGCTAGCTACGTTGAAAGCCTCCGAAATCGATCAGCTTACCGTCTGGCGTGTCTCCGTCGTTGGGCCACCGCCAACATGTCGTTGATCGGGGCGGGTTGTGCTGTTTGAGGAGCCTCGGCTTGAGGAGCCTCGGCTTGAGGAGCCGCGGCTTGGGGGGCCTCGACTTGGGGCTCACCGACACCAGGGCGAGCTAACACTGCATTTGCAGGAGCACCTCCTTGTGGGAGTGCATCACTGGGCCAAGATGTCGGAACGTGCAAGCCTTGATTTGCGACTACAGGCACCTGCATTTGTTGCGGTGTCGGTACAAGATGGTACCCAGGCGTGGGCAGCTGGGGAGACACCAATTTTGGGATCTCGATTGCACATGATGAGCATGTTACCGGAGGAGTTACTCCGGGGACAGCCGCACCACATTTGCACGTGCCTTGGCAACCTGCTGTGCAAAGCGGGAAAGTCTTTGCAAGGTCATACCCAGCAGCCTGGCCATAGTTCTGGCCGCAGCCACAACCACCTACGGCGCCCTGAGCTCCGGCAACCGCGCCATTATTGGTTGCTGCCGGAGTTCCCAGAAAAGGGTGGTGGTGTCCCTGTACATAAAGTGCTTGTTGTTGTGCTTGCGGAGCATGCACGGCACCAGGCAGTCCGTATCGAGGAATCTGTGGTCCGGCCGTGCCAAAAGTAGCCACGGTACCCTCTGGCGGCAGCGCCGAGGCTGCGGGTGCATCCTGCTTGTCGGGGAACAAGCGGTTTGCATAGCTGTCCTCAGTGGGGCTCTTGACCTTCCAAACCGCTGGCGCAATCACATCGAACAGCAACTGGTCGAGGAATTTGACCCCGAACCCAGCCGCGGCACCACCCAGAGACCAAGCCGCCACCGGGCTCTTTTTCTTCGCCATGTAAGAGCCGAGAGCCAAGACCGCGGTGCCCAAACCGGAAACCGCCATTCTGGTCCCGTCAGCTTTCTTGGCGATGGCTGCACTGGCTTGGGGGCCGTACAGTGCCTTGTTGGCATTCTTGGGCGCACGCGTAGCTACCGCACGATCCACCACCTCAGCCAACCCGTAACCTACGGCCAGCCCGATGGCTCCCGCAGCCATGTGCTTGTACATGACGGTGGGGTTACTCAGAGAATACCTGCGTCGAACCGAAATGACCGCCTTGCGTCCGGCGTAGTTCCCAGTGGGAACAGTACGCTTCTGCTTGCGAGTTGGCTTGCGTCGACGCGCACGCACAACACTCTGTTGCATTTTGTAAAGCGGGGTGGTGCGCCGGCGCCGCCGCCGAGTAGTCCGCTTTCGAGCGGTCGTGGTGCCGGTCTTCTTGGTCGTCCGGCGTCTGGTCTTGCGGCGTTTTCGTCCAGCAAGTCTTTTCTTCTCCGCTTCAACTTGTGCGGCCGCTCCTGCTACTGCCATGGGATTTGCCTCCTTATATTTCAACTCTATCGGAACACATCGAGCCGGACAGGTTTTCCTCGGTTGCGTTGCCCGCGATGTCTTCCGTTTGCTCGGATTTGTGCGACTTGCGGAAAGTCGCCCGCGCGTTGCCCGTTTGGTGTGCTTTCTGGGCTGCGTTTTTTTGGCGCGCTCTAAGGAGGTTTTGCGCCCAGCAGTTTTTGCTTTACGAGAAACTGCGCTTGCATAAGAAGCTTGTTTCTTCGCGAGCAACCCTTGTGCTTTGCTGACCTGTTTCGCTTTAGATGTCTGGGGCATCGCTAGGCCAACCGAGTTGTGGGGCGCTCCCCAACACCAATGGGAGATGGCTCGTGGGGTGTGTTGAAGAGCGCCCAAACATGCAAAAACCTAAACCAATTGACACTACAAGGCTATCATCAGCTTGGGGCTAACTCAAGCTGCATCAAATTTTATCCGTATATTGGGGGGCTACGGCCAAACAAAACCGTGGCTATCCACGACACAACCACGAGGGAGTACAACCATGTAGCTCGTGCTTTTTTGTGTTGTCATCAGGCGCACAGGAGGCGCTTCTAACTTGAAATCATGATGATATTTGCCGCAATACTCACCGCTGCGAGCATAGTAAATTCGTGCAACACGTCCTAGTTCAGACCAATCGCCTTGTGGCAGCTTTACTTTACCAAGTTTGATACGTACATCATGACCAAAATAAGCGTTTACTATAGACCCAAATGCGGGATCTTCTATGTGGACAAACCCATTACGTAGTGCATACGGTGCGATCATAACTGTGCACACCGGTAGCACGCCACCAAGAACGTCCTGATACATCATCCAGTTGTTTGGAATATCTACAAGGCGACCATCTTCAAGATCAAATTTGACGTGATCACCACGTGTCAAAAAGAAGTGCCCAGATTCATCTTGGAGGATCAAACCGTGCGATTTACGCCCCATAGGATGCCTCCAAGTAGCGCAGCACCAGCAAACGCACCAAGTATCCAACACGGTTGGGGGAGCTCTGGCAGATCTCTGGTCCATTCTGTTTGAACATGGCCAAGCAGAATAGGATCTTTGGTGCGCACAAGACACGCGCGGTTTTGATTCTGAGCAATCGCGTACGCATGGCGCGTGATGAGCTCAGCATCGATGGCAGCTTGCCGATCGGTGGTGGTCTTGAAAATACTTCGTGCAATCAAAGATGCATCGCCGTCTTCAAGCATTGCGTAGTTTGCAGCAGGCGCACTACCTAGCAACACTTCAATAAATCTTTTTGCTCCCGCATCATTGTTGTTTGCATGCTCGAAACACGCAGAAATCTCGCGAACGGATCCTCCTTCACGTACTTCGATCATATCAACAAACGCAGGCGCAAAACACGTGTTGGTCTCAACACACGTTTCACAAATCACCGCGCCCCAGTTGTGATGCCCCCACCATTTGCTCATATCGCGAGAACCCCTCACTGCACGAGGAAACCCGGGCCATCCATAGTTCGCAAGCATACGTGAGATTGCTTGCGAAGATTGGATCACGGTTTCACTTGGGTTGTACCCAAGCGCTTTCCAAGCCGCCTCAAGCACTAGCCGCGCCCAAATATCCAAACACGCCTGATCTGGGCACCCAGGCACATCAGCCAGATTTCTTGATTGTCGTTCGGCTTCTCCCGGATCCGGCCCAGACCCCGGGTAAGCATCCCCCCAAGAAAGCGGAGCGTCCGGGCCATCACCACCCAGCCAACCCCTCGGGACAACTGCTCCCCCATCTCCTAGACACCGTCGAACTGTCATGCGCCCACCATGCAAACACCCCCCTCGGGGGGAATAATAGACCAACGGTTAGCCGCAAGCGCTCCCACAACTGCCGGCAAAACAACAGCGGCTTGATAGCGGTGATCGCCTATCGAGGTAGGATCTACCTTTCGATAGGAAAGCGCGTAAAAGCCTCCAACATTCACGGCCCATTCGATGGGGGGATCTTCGTATGTGTGGCGCCCCCACTGAGTGACGTTGCCGTCCGGCCACCTTTGCCGTCCAGCTGGATTGGTCCAAGGGTGTCTGGACGGGTCGTGATAGAGCACTTCGGGCAGAGTGTTCGAAATGTATGGGTACCCCGCAAGAATGCCCTCTGTTATCTCTTGTGTGGTCACGCTTGTTGGGTCTTGCCCAGGCGGGCCGTCTGCCTGGGAATTGGTGATTGCAAGTAACCTGTTACCCGCGACCACATTCGAAAATGGTGGCACACCATAAGCGGCAAGTTTACCAAAAGCCACATACGGCCCAAGATATCCCCCTCGGACCGCAGGATACGAAACAGACTGGCAATGAATACCGTCTATGCAAATCACCGTGTCCACATAACCCCCATCTGCGGAAGATAAAAACGTACGGACACCAGAGCAAGACGCAGAAAAACCAAGAAGGCCTATGCGTAGGGGTTGGACACCAGGAAGCTTGGTCCGTATGGCCTCACGGATTGGTCTATGACCAAGTGCAAGGACAGAACCCCGAAAGTCTGGGTGTCTTCCGGGGGGACTCCCCATGTTCAGAAACGCGGTTGGCCGTCTGAACATCGGGCGCGCATCATTGGGAATCGGCCCGTGGTTCCAAAATATAAAAACGTCCTTGTAGGACATGGCTCAGCCTCGCTTGGGTACCTGTGCGAAAGCACCACCCCGACGGCGCGGCGTACCTTTCAGGTACCTATAGAGCTCCACCCCGCCGTAGACACCCAACCCTATTGCTGCGGTGCCCACAATCGCCATCGTGCCGATCTTGATCAGATCAGTGACCTCCGATATGGTCGAAGGTCGCGTGGCTGCTGCTGCTTGTGCTCTAGCCTGTGCTACCCTTATCCGTTGCTCGCGCTCTGCGGCTGCCCGGCGTGCTCCCTCATCTGGCCCGTGTTCGCGTTCAAGCTCACGTGCGCGCACAACTTCGTCTGTCTGAAGTATCACCTTTTGAGCTGCTTTTTCCTTGTCGCACCAAAAGTACATGCCTCCAAGTCCGGACAACGCGACAACCATCACGGCGACTGCCCAGATTCCAGCCAGCGGAGCCCCCACCAGACCAGCCGGAGGAGACATCGCCGATGGGATTTGACCGGGCTGCACAACGTAAACAGTGCCTTGGTTGTCGATTCCAAGACGCACGTCTCTACTCTGCTCACCACCAATGACCACTGTGTTCAGCTCAGTGTCCCAAGCGATAGGCCGCAAACCTGACGCCCCCTCGTGGCCGTACTCTACAGCAAGCCTCGATGCGGAGATCAACGTCCGAAAGTAATCTTCGTCTGCTTGTGTCCAGACACCAGGACCAGGATCGCGGGCTTGATCCACAATCGATCGGTTCTCCAAGTCTTCACGCAGAAATCTAAGCTCTTCGTGCACTCGAACAGCCTCCACAACCATAGCATCCAGCTTGTTGGCGGCATTTCTGGCGTCCTCAGCCATGCGCACTTGATCTACTTGATCGAAACCGGCGTAGGCACCAATCAATCCCGACGAAGGACGCCCAATCAATCCCGACGAAGAACGCCCAATCAATCCGGACGGACGCCCTACTCCCACGAAATCGCCGTGTTCTCTCATAGTCGTTAGCCCGCTTCCCATGGTGTGCAAGTCACAAGGCTTGCCGTTTACGTTATCACACATAACTTGGCCGCCAGGTACAGCAATCCAGCGCTCCCGAACCGGGCGGTCTACCTGTCCGAAAGGTTGGGCTGTGCTTGGATCACATAGCGTCCAGACACCCCCATCAAACACCGCGGCGAGCACATGAGACAGCTGCCCATCTTCTGAATACCCGTGACCCACGACCGCGCCCTCAATGCCAATCGCACCACAAGCCGCAAGGTAGCTCACAAGCAACCCATCGCAGTCTTCACCAAGAAATTTCAACCCTTCGCACCCTTCCAAGGTGCACGCCGCAGAAGGTATAAATTCTGCATCGACAGGGTCCGGCACATAGATGCGTTCGCGTCTGAGCGCATCTAGGAGGATGGCTGCTTTGTCTTTTGGTGCTCTTGGGTTTCCACCTTGAACAAGCTTTTCGATAGCCCAAGCCCTCACTCTCGGATCAAGCCGCCCTTCCGCTGCTCTTTTGGCTACTTCTGACAGGCTGATCCGTGTCCCTGGTTCCCCCCTTGGGTGTGGGCGTCTGATGATGTCCATGTGCATATTGTACTACTTAAAAGCTTTCGAGGCAGCATACAGGCCAACCCCACCAGCAACAACCAACGCAACAATTGCCAAACCAGACAACCCTTCGTCTTTTTCATTTGTTTTTTGGGCTGCTTGATCGACGTCTTTAGGGAAATAAACATCCCGATCTATTGTCATCGCGGGTAAGGTCGGAAGCCTAGTTAGGTGCTGTGTCTCGCCCAACCCCTCTTCGAATGTCTGTGAAAGCTGCCCATTTGGTGCACGCCCAGCAAACATCCCAGATATCACAGGATGCGCACAATGAGCTTGAGTGCTCGTGAGGCGCGCCATCGCTCGCGAATATGCCCAATCGTGGTACTGTCTTCGAAGAGTGTTGCGCAAACTGCGGTACCTTGGAGAATATGCCGGATTGCACTTTTTTCGCACACCACAACCAAGCGTGCCAAGCAAAGTAGGGGTGTCTCCGTTCGCTTGTGCAGATGGATCACTGCCAGGGTAAACGTTGCTGGGCGGAGCACCACCGTAGGGAGTACCGCCCCAAGGATCGCTCCCTGGGTAAACATGGCTGGGCGGAGTACCACCGAAGGGGGCACCGCCGAAGGGGTCACTGCCTGGGTACACTTTGCCGGGAGGAGCACCACCAGACGGATCCCGCCCCGGGGTAGCATTTTGCACTGGTGACAACCCAAACGGATCGCTACCTGGCATGGTGGTTTGCACTGGTGACAACCCAAACGGATCACCACCCGGGACGACCACTCCAACAGCTTGCCCGCCATAAGACCTCCCAGGCGGGACATCTTTGGGCGTCACCATATCACGCGGAGTTGGAGGGCACACATACTTAGCATAGTCTGGATGATGGCGATATGGAATGTTCCCACTCTGCCCTCTTGGGGGTGGTGGTGCCCAAGGGCGGTAGTTCCACCCAGGACACGCACCATGAGGCAAATCGACCAGTGCCTCACAATACCCGGGGCGATAAACCCGATCTATTGGGTATTCGCCGCGGTGTATCATGTCGTATGGATAAAACCGGCTTGTTGCCAAAAGAGCCGGTGAGCACGCAAAATCTACCATCGGACACCTCGTTTATCGTTACATAACGATAACGCAAATTGCCCGAATAATCTAGCTACAACAAGCTTGATCCCACGTCTTCAGCTTCGCGCATATCTGCGGAAACAAGTACTTCAGGATCATGCGATGGTTGCATAGGTGCTGGTTGAACAGGAGGCATCGGTGCTGGTTGAACAGGAGGCATCGGTGCTGGTTGAACAGGAGGCATCGGTGCTGGTTGAACAGGAGGCATCGGTGCTGGTTGTATCGGTGCTGGCGGCATCGGTGCTGGTTGTATCGGTGCTGGCGGCATCGGTGCTGGTTGCATCGGTGCTGGCGGCATCGGTGCTGGTTGCATCGGCGCTGGCGGCATCGGTGCTGGTTGCATCGGCGGCTTACCAGAAGCTTGGAGCAAACCCTCAAGATGAGCAATATACCCAAGCATCGATTGTTGCTCAGATTGCGAATGATTTTGCATTTGGTTCATCGCACGTCGCATATTGATCAATTCGTTTTCCAGTGCGTCTGTTTTTTGCCGTTCGACGTTGTTCTTCGCCGCCTCTACCCTTTGCAAAAATCCTTTGCCAAGCTCTTGGATGTTATCCGCGTTGAACATAGCTTGTTCAAGCGGCCCCAACATTTTACCCTCAGGCCCAAATGCAAATCTCCAAGGACCCGCTTCTTGTATTCGAATAGGCGGATTGTTGTCGGGGTGGTGCGGTTGTGTTGCTTGTTCTGGGAGATCCATAGTGGTCCCATCCAGCAAAGATCCACTCCCGTTACTCGCGGCAGGACCTAGATGCACAGATTGTGATGCTGATGGGGTACCTTGCACTGGTGATTGGGGCGGCCGTAAACCAAAGGTGTTCGCAAGCTTGACGAAGCTGCGATAGCTTTGCTCTAGTTCGCCCATTTGTTGCTGCAGAGACGAAAGCGCGCTTGCTGGTGGCGCGGCAGAAATTGGTTGGGGTTGCGGAAGTTGCGCAGGCATTGAGTACCCGCTGGGCATTACTGGTGCGGCTGTAGTTTGCTGCACCGAAACAAGAGAATCCAGCTGTTGTTTGCTGGCATTCATGTGACGCATAAATTCACGCATCAACTGTTGCATGCCATGCACTTGCCCTTGCACGAGCGCCATATCGCGGCTTACTTCCTGGATCAATTTGTTATCCGTAGGTGCTACCTGTTGTTGTATGGGCATCGGATAACTTGCACCATAGGAATACATTGGATCCGAGGGTTGCAACTTTGACATCAATTGCTCCATCCGGTCGTTCATGCGCTCAAGCTGTGCCCGCATCCAAACCATTTGGGGATCTTCTGCTTCTTCATCAGAGTCTTCCCTGGTTGCGGATTTTGGTGTTTGGACTGGAGACTGGGCCGGGGCCGGCTGGACCGGAGCCGACTCCGGGGCTGGGGCCGGCTGGACCGGAGCCGGAGCCGGAGCCGGAGCTGGCACACCAAGCGAGTAACCTGGATCATATTGGGGCATCGAAGCACCATAGGGGTACCCCGGGTCATGTTGGGGCATCGAAGCACCATAGGGGTACCCCGGGTCATGTTGGGGCATCGGAGCACCAGGAGGGTGCCCACCGTTTCCACCCCGGGGCATGTTCCAAGACGGGGGCGGTAACCTGCGCTGTAGATGCGGTGGGATCCCTGCCGTCCCCGGTGGTCCGGGGGGGTGCGGCGGGATTTGTTGCTGGTGTTGGATGTAGGGGATATTGTGTATTCGTCGAGCCGACTCAAAATCGGCGCGCGTGGGCGCTAACCCAGGTTGTGGCAGCACCGAAGCCGCCGCACTTTCAGGGTAGCCGGGAATTTGCCCGAACACCCCATCGCCCAAAGCACGCTGTCGCCAAGCAGCCGATACCATAGGATCCGCCGCGAACGCAACGAGATCGCGCCCGCGAATGCGGCGCCCGTCTGTTACGATCATCCACTTGAATTCCGCGTCGTCACCGTGCCAGAAGCGTTGTTTGAGATACCGAATCATATCCGAGTACTCAGGAATATCCTGCAAGTTGACAACATCCAGCTCGGCCGCTCGAGGTTTGGTCTGATACAAATAAACCTTTGCTCTGTCGCCGGCGCGCGGAAGCCAGAGCTCCGTGCAACTGTTGTACAAGACGGGGCCCCGAGCGTTCCACGCTACTTTTTCACCCATAGCTTTTTTCCTGAACGTTTGATCGAGCATCTCGTTACTCAGTGCCGATTCAGAATCCAAGGCTCCTTTCTGGATGGCTTCCTCCGGAGAAATTTCCGTCGGGTCTGCCGGGTCGCTGAAATGGTGTGCCTCCCCGGTAAACTGGCGCTCGTCCTGCACACGCGCGCGATCGAGTGCTGGAGAGTGCGGCATCGATAAATCAGGGGAGCGATCTTCGTCCTCGTCTGCTTCTTCTTCCTCACCTCCACGCTGGGCGCGATCGAGATCCATCTGTCGTTGGCGCGCCGCACGGTTTGCCATTCTTGCCGCTTGCGCTTTAGCAATCGCGGCTTGTTGTGCTGGGGATCTTGGCTTGTTGCTCATGGGCAATCATTCAACTCGTATTGCGCCGCGATTACGTCCACCCTTGCCGGGAGCTTATTCGCGATGATGTTTTTACCAACGCCCTTTAGGGCCGCTTCCTTGAGGTCTACCGTTGGATACGCGTCTTCGAATTCCGCACTGTAAAGGTATTTTACAGTACGCTCGATAAAACGGCCGTTGATTGCTGTTATGTCCTCGCATATCGAAATTGGTGGTTGTATGCCTTCAACATCCGGAGAAATATCGATGTTCTCCATAACAGTCGCCACCTTGTCTATGTCTTGGTATAAGACCTCCACAACGTATGTTAGGGATGCGTTCATTATCTACCTCTACCTCTAATTCGATTTAGGATTTCATCCATCAGGTTTGCCCCCACATCGGTAGCAACCTTGCCGGCAACCTGCCCCATGTTACGCGTCACGCTTTCGCCCACAAGCGCTTTCGCGACGGCGTAAGGCACACCGTCGGGTAATCCATCCCCGTCATAATCTACCCAACTTTTGGATAAATACTGAACATCCCAAGTTTCGTCCTGTGGGTCCAAGAAGCACTGGAACACCACAACACAATCAGCAGGCCCGCGCCCAGTGCGACGAAATGCACGCAACGCCGCCGACTTTGGGGTGCGCTTGGGTGTATCAGTCATCTGTATTTCCTCTGTAGGCAGACGTTGCGCGCGCCCTAGATGGGCGGGCTGCTGGGCGTACCCGATGAACGGGGATCTTTTGCAGCTGCTCATACCAGGTACGTATTGCTTCCTCGATGGCATGCGAGACGCAGCCACCCCCGCGGAGCTCAATGACATTGTATATGAGCTCCAAGGTCTCATCGGTGAGCGTGATGGTTACACGTGATTTAGGGCGTTTGGGGGGCACTCGTGCCATACTCTGGCCCTCCCAGGTGTAGTTTCTCGCCAGAAAAATCCGGCATCATCTGAGCCGCGTTTTCGGCCGCTTCCTTTTCGTTGGCTTCCTGAATGCGTTGACGGAACTCTTCGATAGTTTTGCTTGCCAGGACGCGCACATCTCGACGCACAACGTCTTCTGCAGAAATGGTCGTGATAAACCCAACATCATGGTCTGCGGGAACAGACCCCGGCTCCCCAACCGAAAACACATCATAGTACACCGATCCGTCATCCACCGTGTACATGACGATCTCTTTGATGAGCAGAGGATCAGGAGTTTTCCCAGATGGATCAGGTAACCGCTTTCCACGCTTGTAGACAATGGGTTCTTTCACAACCTTGTATATTGGTTGCGCCCGAAAAGGTGTTTGCAGATGGGGCGTAGGGATGTATTCCTCTCCAATCTGCACAAGTTTTTGTTCAGTTTGCGCTACTACTAGACGTTCGATGACTTCATCCATGTGTTGGCATCTAACCACGATCTAAGAAGCGTCAACAAATCCGTGCACACGATACGCAAAAAAGTGCACGTGGTTCAGACTAGAATATGATGGGATGCAAAAAAAGACGCTCGCAATGGTTAGATGAAAATAGCGAAGACCGACAGGCCCACTGCGAGCGTCGAGCGCAATCTAACATCCTGGCAAAAATCAATCAACCAAAACAATCCCCCTATTCACCCCTGGTGCGATGCTCAAGTATTCCTTTTTCACCAAAGCATCCACCACGTCCTTAGCCGCATTGGCCGACGCGCACCCAAACCGCTGTGCGAGCTCCCTATATGTTGGCGGGCGGTTGTGGTCCTTTATATGTAACCGTATGTGCGCCAAATACCTCGCCTGTAGCTTGGTTAGCACAGGTTGGGTTTTTTTCGAAGTAGTCTCCGGCACCAGCTCCTCTCCACATTTCGCGGCCATAGCTAAAATTGTGTACTGCAGCATGCTGCACTGCTTGGTGTTGTATTTTGCCCCAACCATTTCCCGTATGGGCACCCAACGAGCGGACGCATAGGGGGGATTACATCGAGCTGTGCGCTTTACAGGATCCGGTCTAAGTTTCCCTTCCAACTTAGGCGTACTGCACAAAAGGTACACTGTAGGGGATGCTACCTTACACTCTAGCGCTTGCGAAGCGGCGATTCCGTAGGTCATGTACACGCCCATAGGTTGCTCAAAGACCCGACGGTACGCGCTGGTGATATATGTCTCAAACGTATATCCTTCAAGGAGCACACCCCCCACAACCAGATCCTGGTCTGAATCGGGTCTCCGAACCAAAAGTGCATGCGTTTCCTCAGCCCAACGGGCTAGGCAAACCCCATACACCCACACCTTTGCATGATTTTCGTTAGGCATACCCCACCTTATCCGCAGGCTTACACATAGACAAAAATCCTGACGATACCACCCGCTTGGGCTACAACAAGGAATGATCGTTCCGTGTTGATCAAGCCTAAAATTGCCAAGCATGCACCTGTGCAAATGCCGCATGTAAGCCGCTGTGCCTGCATCAGCTCAAAAATCGCTTGGCTATTGGGGGTTCAGTGAGATTCCGGGTATTTCCAGGTGATATCTTCGATGGGGTGGATCACGCACTCTCCAACCACACCGCAGTAGCTGCAGCTGAAGTCCAACTGCAGAGCGTCAGGTTCGGGATTCATGCCAAGACGTGCCAAAGCATGATGCCATCCCGTGGGAGAACCAGGACACCGCGAGTGTCCATAGGCCCGCTCGAAATCTCTCGAGCGAACCTCGCCTTTCCAGCCACAATGCCAACAGTAGGCATTTGGGCAAGGGGACCGCCGCCAGCCACGGCCCCCAGATTTCGAATAGCACACCCCATCCCCACACCGACACACCAACCCATCGCAGATGGGTCCCCGATTGTGCCCCCGACATCTGCGGGCCCCCCCACGCCCGTGGCGGCCCCCAACCTGGCCGCAGTTTGGACACACCCACCCAGAAAGCAGAGGATTACTACGACAGCGTTTCATGTTGACGGTACCGATCTGGGGGGCGGTACCGATCCGGGGGGCACCACCTCGTTCCCCGATGTGTCGATTTGTTTTTTCGGGGGATCCGGCGGGTGTTCCGGCGGGTGTTCCGATTCAGTATCAGACATCACCTTTTGCACCGATTCGGCGATCTGATCATCGGTGGGCTCCGGTGGGATCTCTGCAAATTCAAAGTTCTTGGGGGTTTCTGAATCAACATCGACATCAGGATCAGCAATGGGACGAAACCCCGCGCGTGCTCTTTGATCTACTGGAAACCCCCGTGGATGCATCAAAGCCACGCAACCAGCTCCTGGTTTGAGGCGCTTTGCTACTTCTTCGTACACCGCACGGCATTGATCTTGTGTGCCTCGACAAAGTACCGTGGTCCTGGCCCCGTGGGATCGCTCCACATACCAAGAGCGAATCAGCATGCCTGCTTTCGCCGCCTCGATCATCGGATGCTCTCTGCCTTCAGGATCGCGCACTTTGGTAAAAGCATGCCCCCAACGAACGCGTAGATATTCCGGGGTTCCTGTCTCAAGCAATTTGCCCGCTTCGTCGAACACCTGCCAATCTTCACGCAGATAGAAGTCATCATCTCGGTCTTGCTCGTACTCCATTTTTACCTCCTACAATTTCTCAAGATGCCTATAAATGCTTGATATGGCACGCCAACGCCCTTGTGCAGCCGCATACACCTTGCCGCTGCGCGCCGCGGCCTCCACACCCCACCCAGCACGTAAACTACCAGCGCTGTATCCCGCAGGATCTATACCCAAACTCTTTAGCGCACGCTTCAGAGCACGATCCACGATTTTACCCCCATCTTTCGCAGGCCCCAAGACGGGGCCTAACTTGCTAGACCAGTGCACAGTGCGGAAGAGCGCACCTGTTTTGATCTGCGCAGCATGTACCCATGCTTGGTAGGCCTCCACCGAACACACTACCGGAGATTCGCCGCGTGGAATCTTGATTGAGTCTCCTTCCGAAATCAGAAGCACCAAGCCATCCGGTTCAACGCGCACCTGCTCCACCGTCAATGCTACGATTTCACTACGTCGCAGCGCACCAGAAAATCCTAACAGCAAAAGCAAACGATCACGTTTTCCCGCGACGGTATCCGGAAGTGCAGTCAGCAACCGGAACAACAAATTCGAATCAATCACCTTACGTGATGATTTCTTTCTGGGTATTGCAGCGAGAAACTCAAAAACCTCAGAGTTCTTGCATGGAGTCTCGAAGCTGTGATGTGTGTGCATTTTGGTGATTGTTGAAAGAATTTGCCTGCACCTAGGCAATCCGACCCCAAGCACCTCAAGATACGCCACAACCGTGGCTGGCTCTGAGGGCAGACTAGGCAAATCCCAATCTGCACACCACGCTACAAAATGCGCCCAATCCTTCGCGTACGCTCTACGTGTTGTTGATTTCATTGGTCGTGTACTGTTTTACATCATCTTCTACACGTTTCACGATTTGAAAAGCTTGATTTGCGCACACGGTTGCAGCAAGCGGTGCAGATGTGCCAAGACTTTGCACCATCAAATCCCGAAAGGCTTTCCGAATCTCACCAAATGCCATGAGACTATCTTCTTCACTGGATCCAGTCACGTGCATCATAACTTCCACCCAAATCCGTTGAGCTTGATCCAAATGATAACTCATCACCAAAAATCGCCAAATCAGCACCGTATGCTGGCTGACGTGGTGGGGATGAGTCTGAGCCTTCAACAACTCAGAAAGCTCTTGAAAAGTCGACACCATCACGCCACCTGTTGCTTTGGCTCGTCCGCGTCAAAATCTTCCGGTGCGTAATCTATAAACTGGTCTGCAATCTTGGCAAGAATATCACGCTCAATTTGGCGGATACGCTCTTTTTGCAAATTCATGTATTGCGCAATCATTGACAAGCTCATGCACTCATTGTAAACACAAAGAATTTCCGATTCTACGATATCCAAAACGCAACTACGATCCGGGGGGATCTTATCCACCGGAGTGGAAGGAAAATTCAGCACAAGTGATCCTTTCTCAGTTACGTCCAGATACAAGTTGTATTTACAGCCGACATACGGGCACGGTCTGGGTATGTCGGAGCAATCCTCGCGAGTGCTAGGCCGGTCGCTTGGATCAAGTAACTCGTTTCTAGGGTTTTGCTCCCAACTTCTATTTGCACGGGCCAAATACCTTTTGCTGATCGTTTTACGCGTCGTCATGCTACACCCCCCTAACACGTGCGAGACAGAAACCCGAAAGACAAATCCCGTCCAGGCCCAGGGCCATCCTGTTGCACACTCGGAATCACAACTAGTGCTTCATCTCCCGGCAGCAAATCGGCGCCGCCCTCCTCAAACAACGGATAACGAAAGTTGCTAAGCGCCCAAACAACTTCTACAGCTGATTCCTTGGTCAACCTAGCCTTGATTTTGCCCGCATTTGCTGCAAGCCAATCTGTCGCCTCCGTTCGGGTAGCATACCTGTAAACATAGGTACCTGAAGTGTAGACCGACGGGAAGTCGATCAAATATTTGTTGTTCCACATTCGTTCCTCCTTCACCGTAATCCGTACACCGTAGACTTTATCCGTAAACTGTGCATAAGTCCATCTAAGCTGTGCATCACCGTCATCTATACCAAGCCAATCCGCCACCCCATCGCGCACGGCTTTGCACGCACGCACGAGGTTATCGTCATCAAGCTTCCGAGGCCCGTACCTTACGATCAGAATAGACACCGGAAGCCCCCCCTTCCAGGGAGGCCCTAACGCCATGCACACCACCGAGCGGTAGCTTTTGGCGCGTTTGGCCTTACGACTCCAATGCTGGCGAACGTTGGCCTCACTAACAAGACGCATCCCCGGAAGCTCTACCGTGTGCAGCATTCTCAATCCCCCAAAGCCATGTCACTCTGATCCCGAATGTCTGCAAGCGTGTCGGTCAACCGAACCACAGCGCGGTTGTGCTTGTTTTGAATCGCTCTTAGACGAGATCTGATCTGTTTGATCTCCGCAGCCCATGCCATCCAATCCTCAAACACATTTTCCGCCAGACCAGACACATCACCAATCTGCCGTAGCAACTGTTTGTTCGTGTTAGGCTCATCATAAAGCCTATCGGCTAATCGGGAACACACAGTCAACATCTGGATATGTACCTTTTTCGCCTGATCCAGAGTGTACCCTTCCACTGGGTGGTTGAGCTCTGAAATCGCATCATCTATGTTCATCCGAAAGCCCTCACCAACTTTGCCGACGATACTATCTAGATCGTCCAAATCACGATCATCAAACCCCACCGTCATTTTACACTTCCTTTCCGTGGATTTCCCACCAGGCAATTCTGTTTCGAGCAGTCTTTGCATTATCCTGTTTGAGCTCAATTCCGAAAAACCCCATATCCTCAACCATGCACGCGCACCCTGTAGTCCCCGACCCGGCCCATGGATCGAGGACCGTCTGTCCAGGTGGCGTGATCAGGCGCACCAACCAGCGCATGAGGTGGATCGGCTTCACTGTAGCATGCTTGTTTGCTTTCACTCCCTGCCTCCTCTCCTGTGAGGATGCTTTCGAGCAGAAATAAAACCGTGACGCCAGTCCGGAAGATGCATCGATACCAGGACCTCCATCCCCCATGCCTCCACCATAACCCATGCCTTTCCGAACTCCTGGCTTTCGGGCGCCACTCCTGCGCTCCCCCGCCATAGCGTCCAGAAGCCTCACAGGGCACGCATCCTCGCAACCCTGGTCTGTGCACCCTTCGAGGTGCGAAAACGTGACGTTGGCCGGCCAGCGCCCCGCAGTGTGGCAATTGATCCCAGTGCCAGGGGGAGCAGCAATCTTTTGGGCTTCTGGCTTGTGGGTGTGTCCGCTGCGCTTCCAGCTGTTGGGTCTATCGGGTTCACCCCAATCGGTGGGGATTCGACAACCATCGACGTTGATCGCCCCTGTCCCGTGCGCAAGTACGTTGCCGGTGACCGTGCCGCCAAACGGTTTGCGCACCAGCAAGATCGGCTCCCAAGCCGGCTTGAGGGCAGTACCCCAACCGTCCCACCGGGCAGCTTCCGAGGTCGCCGGCGCCGTGATGGCAAGATCTCCAGCTGGACTTGGGGGTGCACCCGTCGCATAGGTGCCCCCTTTGACCTTGGTGGGGGTGAGAGCATTACCCCCCACCCGATAGGACCCCACCACGGGGCGCTCAGCCCCAGCAAGTGCGTCAATGGATTTGCTGATGTTGCGGCTCTTCGGAAATCCCCGCCCGTGTAGCCACATCAGAGTGTCCCGCACCTCAAACCCAGCAATCCGGAGCCCAAGAGAAACAAGATCCCACGTGCGGGTACCGCCAAAAACCAACATGTGCGCTCCGGGCTGCATCACCCGGTAAATCGCCTGCCAGTGCGCAATGCGCGGAAACTCCCATTCAGCACCCATGAAATCCCCACCCATATCGAGGCGCCCTCCTTTCAGGTAGGCCGCAATCTCAGCTGGGTTTGGCGTACGACTACCCAAACCATAGGGCGGATCCGTCACCACCGAAGCAACACTAGACGCCTGAAAAGTACTAAGCACCTCCAAGCAATCACCACATCGAACCGTCCAACGCATCCCCACACCCCTCAATTCGGCAAAGCACAAGCAAAAGAGCGTGCGTGGTCCTCTGTGGGCACGTACACCTGCGACGATATAGTGCCCTCAAGAAATCCTACCAAAGTTATCAACAAGGCTGCTTTTTGCTTGCTAAGAACGCCCATAACACTGTCTATGATAGACGACACATTACCAATCGAGTCTTCGCACATAACTGTGTACAGACCAAATGCCTCAGTTAGATGATCAGCAGCATCAGAGGCATAAAATACCGCAACCGTTACGTTATACTTGGGTGACGCATTTACCACAAATGCATGCAGCAATATGCTTGCACCTCCCACAGCTTCTAATGATTTTCTAACTAGATCGCGCTCTTCTATACCATCGCGTATATACTCGTACACAGTGTCCAGCTCTTCGGGTGTGTAAACTTCGCTTGAAACGGTACGATTCTTTTTGCTTGGCATGCCATACCTCCTATTTTATTCTGCCTGTTGGATTATGCGGTGATTTTCGAAACTCTGGACTGCGCGCCACCGGCTTGTGCACTTCCGGATCTTCGGCGTAGAAGAGGACGGTAGCTTGAGCGTCGATTCGATCGGTCACCGGGACACCGCACCGCCGCACCACTGCCATTTGTGCTTCGAGAAACTTGAGCTTGCGTAGCGTTTTTTGGTACGCCGACGCATCCGTAAATCCAATGTCGAGATCTTGCCGCACCTGCTCTGTGATGCGCCGCCGGCGCTCGAGGACCTCTGTCATTTTTGCGATTGCCAACTTGTAGGCACTCTCTGGATAACCAAACACAGTTTCTGCAAGCACACCCACCACGGGGTCCTCCCCGTATGATAAAGCCTCATCCGATCGCACCTCACGCACAACACCCTCTTCGCAAAGCTCACCGAGAAACCGGATGACCGTACCCACCTTTGACACCTTATAGTACACCCCCATTTATTCCCCCATCACCAAATTCCAAGCCGTAGCGCCTCATCCAGCTGGTTTTTCTCCACGTCTTCACACCGCACCCAAACTTTTCGCCCTTCCGTAGTCGTAGCCGAAAACCCCTGACAGTGCTTGTCGGGTATCGGGCTGGTACGACCACAAACCAAACAAATAAAGAGTTGTTTTCCGCTGCTCGTGGTTCGAGCAATTGGACGCCATCTGGATCGACTCATAGGATTTTGGTCTCCATCTCGGGATGATGCTCTGCGCTGGCCAAATGCCTTAGAGGATGGACCCCCTCCACAAATTCAAGCAAAGCCGCGTTGGCGATGTCAAAGAGCATATCCACGTTACCGGTGCGCCGATAAACTCCCACACGCCGAAGAATATCATCCATACGGTCATACTGAGGCTTTCCCGATGCCCCAAGAAGCCCGTATCGAAACGCCCCCACCAAAAGGCGTACTCGCATCCCCTGCTCAAACGCAGCGGACCATTCTGACCGTTTCAAATCGTCTAGGTCAAGATTAGGAGGGTGCGCTGGGAGCTCCGGAACCCCAGCAGACCAACGCCACAGGTTGAGCATAAACCAGTCACGCGTCATTTTGCACAACCTCCAACTCTTGAGGGCAAATCCCCATAAGCCTGGAAGCTTCCGCTCGAGCTTCGAACCATAACCGCGCTACCACCCGCACGGGCGGAGCGGTCGGATTGTGCTTGTGACGAAACCACCATTCCACCGGTTCCGCTGGTAGGGTAGATAGGGAGGACATTTTTTCGCGCTTTCCCATCACTCGCTCCCACCCAGACCATCAAAAACAAGCGGCAACAGCTTCGAAAGCTCTCGCCAAAGCGGCCGCATCACCTCCCGCATTTGAGGATGCGCCGCCTTATCACACCGCATCTTGAAGATGTGCCGCCACTCACGCAGGTTTGCTGTGACCACAATCTCAGTCTTGAGACTGTTGGGCAAAACAGACCTGGCCTCCTGAGCAGAAGCACCCTTTTCGATAAGACTTAGATAGGCATTTTCCGTATTCGCCATAGCCTCCAACCAAATCTTGTAGCGTGCGGTATCCTCATTCCAAAAAAACGGCCTGATAAACGTCACCTCGCCGCCAAATTTCTCCTTCGTATAGTTGCAATATCTAGTACTTTCCTGCGTGTAGCTTGCTAACCTATGCCTAACGAGTTCATGGGTAACACCACGGTCACAGATAATCTTGACCGTCAAAAATGCATGCTCAATCACGCTTACGTGCGGGGGATCTCTTGACAATAGCTTTCTAAGCAGCGTTAGGTACGACGGTTCGCGCACCTGAAAGCCCCCCACACCTTCGCAATCCGAGCACTTATGGACGCCAGCAAGCTCGTTATGAGGGTACTTGTGTAACAGCCAGCCTGAACCAACACACTTCGCGCAAGGTTCTCTCCCTAAGTCTATCCGGTCTTCGCTCTTGTATGCCACCCGTGCAGCTCGTTCGATTCTTGGAAGGGCATCACGCAAAATATCCGCGTTCCAAATCTCATAAGATGGTTTGATCACTCGCATCTTTTACCTCCTAAATACTCAGGCAACGCATCATCCAAATGCCAATCTTTGTCCTCCAACTCCGGGTACCAAGGGTGCAGATAGCGGCCCCGATTATGCGGGTCCAAATCCTCAACCAGCCACCAAAGAGCACCGCAAAATCGACAACTATAGTGTGTGTTCACGCAATCTGGGTTGAGTCCATCGGGTAAACATGCCCTGGCGATCACGACCAACCCATCCACCCAGCAACTACGCGCCATAGAGCTAGGCTCAGAGTACCGCAAATCGCAGTCTTTACAAATTCCCGTCATGCTGAACCCCCCACATCATCAATCATGCACTCATCGTGCACACACCCATACCCGTGTTTCCACCAAACCTTTTGCTCCAACAAAATCACACCCATGCACACCTTACATCTGCCTGTGTACTTCGCCTTGATTCGCACAAATAACCCGGAAGAGTCCCGCTTGACCGGTTCCCGCTTGACCGGTTCCCGCTTGACCGG